CAGCACTAACTTTAGCTTGCGCTAGTTGTAAGTTATAACCAAACTCTTGCTCCATTAACATTTGTTTTATTTGAGCTTCACGTTCTAGTTTTTGTATTTCAAACTGAGATTTACCTCGCTCTAATTGCAATTTACTTTCAGTTAACGCTTGTTGCTTTTGAACTTCATTTAAAGCAGCTTGCTCTGCTTGCTGAGCGTTTGCTTGAGCTTGAGCTTGTATGTTTGCAAGCTGTGCGGCTTTTTGCTCTTCAGCTCTTTCAGCTTGTTTTTGTTTTAAATATTGATTAGCCAACTTAATATTTTTAATTTGCCTAATATCAATAGCATCTTCTAAACCTATCTGCCCGCCTTGTAATGCGATCTGTATATTTTGCTCTAATCTTTGTTGCTCTTCTTCGTCTGGTTCTAATTCTAAAAATATACCAAACTCGTGCATACTTAGCTTTTCTATTTCCTGAAGAGAACCAACATTATATTGGTTTATACAGCTTATTAAAGCATTTTTAGTAAGCGGAAAGTTTAGCATATCTGAAGCTCGTAAACTTATGTTTTCAGCAGCTCTAATAGTTAAATACATAAGAGACTGTAGTATGTGTTTTGTAGCGGTGTTTGATGCAGCAGCTGCAAGTTTTTGTAAACCTACTAAAGCGTTTTTATCTGGTTGACTACCATCTCTAGCTTCGTTTAACCCCGTCACATCACGTATCATTTGTAAATAATACTGATAGGTTTGCACTAGTGCACCTATTTTAGCTTGACCATTTGAAGTTTGTAATTCTTGAATAGGTACTTTACCTGGATTTAAATCACCCTCTACAGTTTTAGATCTACCAACAATACTACCAGTTTGGAAATACATGTTTAAAGCCTCTTGAGGATTGTAATTTGTACCATTACCAAGATCAACTTCTGCTAGACCATCTACATCTACAAATACACCATCTGGCACCATGCGTGCTAATACCTGCTGTATCTTCAAGTGCGTCAATTGAATCATATCAGCAAACCCGATACACTTACTAACTAAACTTTCTATACGACCTTTGTACATTCTCGGGGCAGATATACTATAATTCATTTGAACTTTAGTCTGATCACTATACGGCCTAGTCATATTTTCAGATAATTGCCATTTAAGCATTTTTTCTTGACCAAGTATTTTAGCTCCGCTGTACAATACCTCTATAGCTCTATGTACTCTTTCAAAGTTTTCATTTTCAGGTGGATTAAAATCTCCTGGCTTTTCTAAAGCTTTTTCTAAACCTTGATCTGTTTGTTTGATTTTAAATACTTGGTTGTTATATGTTTTGTATTCAAAATATAAAACTTGTACGTTATTATAGTTATCATCTTGACCCCAATAGTTTCTAGTGTAGTTAGAATCACCTGGATATTTTTGTATCTCTTCGAGCTCAGCATCAGTTAAATATGGAAATTGCTTTTTAACTTCTTCTAAACTTACACTTTTTACTTCACCTACATAATAAATGTCTTCAAAGTTAGGATCTTCTGTGTACGAGTAAACTAAATTAGCAGGATCTACGTAATCAATAGTAATACCGTTTGCTAAATTAAAATCTGTTTTAACACAACTTATACCTAACACAGCTAAATCGTAAGCTAGTCTTTTTTTAACTTCATCATACTTGTTGTAATTAAATACGTTTTCAATTAATTCTTCTTCAGCTATTTCAATAGACTGCTTGTAGCTTAATTGCATGTACAGCTCTAGTTCTTTTTCGTCTTTAGGTAAAGCTTCTGGGTTTACACTAGAATAAAAGTTTTGACCTGTTAATTGGTTTAATTGCTCGATTTGATTTCTACTTTCCATATCTTGTATGGCGTCAAAAACATATTGAGTTCTTTGTTTTATAGCAAAAGGATCACTTGCAAAAGATTTTATTTCATAACCTTTATCGGTCATTCCGTTTACAACAATATCTACAAATTTAGATAACACTGCAACTGGTTTCCAGTCTAAATTTAAATAAGACAAATCGCCATTAATAGACAATTCATCTTTGTATTTAGCTACAGACTGCTCGCCTCTAGCGTATAGTCTTAATCTATGAAAATCTTGCCAATTGTTTCCAAAGCGACCACCAGCACCTAAGCCACGATCACCTCTGAACCATTCATTTTCAATAGCTCTACCTACTTGGAAACCGTAGTCTAAAGTATTCTTTTCTGCGTCTGGTACCACCTGACTTGGAAATGAACTATTAACATTAGTGTAAATCATCTATTTTATTATTTTTGATGTGTAACCTGTATTGTCGTACTTACCAAAGCTTAGACTAACTGGATCTTTTTGTACCAACTGAACTGGAGTATATTTGTTTTTATTACAAGCCATTATAGCTAAACCAGAACTTATTGTCGCATCAAACTTCGTTCTATTGTTTATATTAAACTTAGCCCAATCTTCTAGCGTTCTTTGAAAATACATATTTCCATATTCATTTTCTTTTAATCCTACATAATCTTCTATGTAAGACTCAATAGCAGCAGCGTGTGCTTGCTTAATATCTTCTGATGAATTAGGTATTCCACCTATTTCTCTTTCTGCAACTGAAAGCTTGTTGTAAAGTTTATCAGGTCTATTTATAGAAAATTTTCTATAACCTCTACGCTTTAAGTAGTACAGTAGTCTTGGTTTGTTATTCTCTGCTAATATAGGCATACTATAAAAATGTAACGCCATAAGTACATCTTCAAAGAATATTTCTGCTGTTGGTGGTCTTGATATGTATTCTAAAAAAAACATATTAAACGGAGCATCTTCCATACTAAACTTAGTTAGCCCGTGTAAAGATCCTTTGGAACCTTGTTTGTCTACAGTTCCTGATATATCATAAGAGTCACAACCAAAAGCACCAATATGTTCGTTACCAGGATATTTAACTCCATTTTTTATTATTACACGATTTTGTAAATTTGTAGGTGGAATCCAAGAAACAAGAAACCTACCGTTTTTTTCAGGGTAAAAATTAACTGTAGTATCTTTTACACCACCAGCCCACTGAAAATTACCTTGTGTAACTAAAACTTTATTTTTAATATCTTCATTGTAATCTATTTGCTCGTATATTTTAGTTAGATTAAATAAAGATAACTTTGCCTCATCTCTAAACGCGTGTTTCTCTGTTCGAGGAAACTGGCGATAATATTCATTTAAACCATCCTGATCATCTTTAAGACCATCAACTTCGTTTTCCCAATGTTCTATAACACCTGTTGTTATTAAATCACCCTGCGCGTCTTTAATCGCGTCTTTCGGCGTTTCGAATACAGGTAATCCATAAGAATCAATGAATCCTTCGTAGTTCCATTCCATAGGTATGAACAAACTATATAATCCTGAGCTAGTCTGTCCATTGCGGTTTCTTTTTGTAACGTCTGAAGCATAGTATAATTTTTTAAAGTTTGCACCACCTTTATCTAAAGCGTTACTTGTAGATCCCATCATGCATTTACCTACAACTTTACTACCTAATCTTAACGTCGTCTTTGTGACTCGCCAGTTGTTGAGGATGTTGTCCGGCCTCTCCCATTTACCCGATTCGTCGTGTACGAGGAGTTTGAGTTTCTCACCATCGTACGAGTTGTCTCCTGTGTTCTTCCAATCAATCGTGGTGTCAAGACCATCGATCTCCTCTGGCGCCTCACCTTGATCAAGTTTTCTTCTGGTGAGCTTCGACGCTGGTACTCTATAGGCGAGCTCCGTCTTTGGCCTGTCCATACCGTCTTGGATTGGTTTGAAAAAGAACGGGTAATTAATGGATATTGGTACAACCTTATCGGTGAACATTTTTTTAGCGTCGGCTCCAGATTTGGACAATATGCCGAACCGTGAATCAGATGATATTGTGGCCATGTTAACAGTTTCCCCTGATGCCATGAATGAAAAACCAGAGCGTCGGTTTTTGAGATAGCACATTCCATAACAACGTTGATCGGCTTTGCAAGCTTCCCAGAATATAAAGAAAAGTCTATTTGACTCTCTGTAATCGGCTGCGCCAACGTCAATTTTAGACCACTGCAAGTACATGTAATGAGTGCCAGTGATATAAGTAGGAACACCCTTGTTGTAAAACCAGAAACCTTCATCGCGTCTTTTAAACTCTGTATCAATGTAATCATACCATTGCTCTTTAAAATTAGAAGGATAACGTTCCCAGTCAAACACACTTTTTATTTTAGATAAAGCTTTAGGGTATTCTTCTTTAACCCAAAACTGCTTTTCTACTTTATCAGAAGAACTATAAACGTTATCTGGAATTAAAGGCAAAGCTATTTTTAAATTTTGTATTTCAATAACGTCACCCACAGTACCATCTCTACTTATAATTATAATATCGTTTTCAACATCATAACCATACTCCCATTTTTTGTACCTATTATTTTTCTTTAAAACACTAGGCTTTATATGGTCTTTTACTACTTTTACTAAAGACTGCTCGTACATTACTTTGATCTACCTTCAGCAAAACCTTTAAAACTTTTTTCTTTAGTTTCTCCGGGTTTATCTTCAAGCATTGTTTTTTCTTCCTCTATCCTAGAAAGTATTTCAAAAGCATCGAATATAGCTAGCTTTTTAGTAGCAGCTGCGTTTTTAAGTCTATCTGCAGAAACATCATCTTCAGTATTAGTGATAATCTTTTCTTCAGCTACCTTAATAAGCTCGTTAACTGCTTTTTGCCCAGCTCGGATTATATTCCTTCTCGTTTCCTTTGAACTCATACTTAACTAAAATATCATTTGATTGCATACAATATAGTCTTTGTTTATCTATGATAAACTCAAACTCTCTATTTGATTTAAAACCAACTAAGTCACCTTCATATATACCTAGTGATTCTAGGGTTTTATTACCTATTTTTACTATACCTTTATTCTTTTGTTCTGGCTCTTGAGACCAAGTATCATTATTTTTTATTGGTATAATAAAACAATGGTCACGAACTGGTAACCATTTTACCATACGTTTGTAAAGATATATTTGATCGTATTGACATAAATATCTATTATCATTAAATGTTTTACTACTATCAACTTCTTTACCTTGATGGTTATAATATCTTCTAAATACATTATGGTGTATAATAACTTTATCACCTTCTTGTATTGGCGTTTCAAAAGCAGTTGGCACAGTAAGTACTGTTGCTGTTCTGTTTATAAGCTTAAAGTTTTCTATACTAGAATTAACTATAAGTTTATCGCCATTTATATCAACTTCATTGTTATACCTTTTTCCGTCTGGTACAACTATAAAATCAAAAACGCTTTTCATTAATATTCTAAATCATATTCAACGGATATAGCCATGTTAGAATTAAATTTCTTCCATGGCAATACCTCATTGTTTTTCTTTATGAATATGTTATAAGAAGCGTCTTCGTCTTCAAACAGAATATGTGATATCTCATGACCACCGTAGACCTGTTGGCCTAACGCGTAGTGCATAGCATCATTCTTATAATCAGAACCAATACTGATTTTTCTTATAACAGTACTCATTAGTCTTCTGATTTAACAACACTTAAATCACTGTCATCTTCTTTTTCGATTTCAGTGTAAGTGCCGGTTTCTAAATCAATGTTAATAGATCCGTACTTTTCTTCTAATTGCTTTTTAGTGTCTTCAATACCTTCATTAATACCAGCAATCTTGTGTAGCAAAGCGTGTTTGCTAGCTTCTAGTTGACCTATTTGATTTACTACTTGACCTAACTCTGTTTGTTGATCTTTAACTTGTTTAAGCTCTTCAGCTGTAATTGACTTTGACATTTAATTTAATTTTATTCTTGTTTACTTTTTTTTGACTTCTCCCAAGTACGACCTACAAAATAAGCGCCGTATACTGTAATTAATAGCGATTGAAATATTGGGATATATTCTTCAGCTACTTTAAACCCACCAATGTTACCATCGAAAAATGCTAATGCCGTAAATATAACAGTAAGATATATTAACACTAGCGGGCGGATACTCTTTGATAAAAATGAATCTGATTGCATATCAAGTTTCCATCGCTCTGTAATTTGAGTTTGCGCATCTTGATCTGCTTTTTCTAACAACTCTTGAATCTTTTGTTTAGCAGCTAATCTTTCCTCGTCTGTAGTTGTAAGTTTATCTATTACATTACCTACGTCTTTTATTAAACCACCAGTTAAAAGACTTAAAAGTTTTTTCATTATTTTTCTAGTTGCTTTTTGATTTGCTTTTTTGGTTTATCTTTACCTGAGTCAAAACTTATATTAAGACTTTGTAGCTTTTTCATCATTTTAAGATCTTTGTCTTCTTTAGAAGAAACTGAATCTTTTTTGGTTTCTTTTTTTTCTTCCTGATGTAAAGCTGAACCTCCACTCATACCAGTAAATTCTGCTGGTGACTCATGCCCCATTTTATAAGGTGACATTTCAGCGGCTGATCCTTCATGACCCATTTTATAAGGAGACATTTCCATAGCTGACGCTTTGTCATCAACTGGCATATCTTCCATTAAGTTTTCTTTTTCTTGTTTGTCTGACTCCTTATGGAGCATTGACATATGCATTGCAGAACCTTCCATCATAAGCCCGGTAGTTTTACCTTTATGATCTTTCATTTGGATGCAATGTTTTTGCATTGGTGAATACGGCATTGTTTTATGTTTTTAGTTTATTATTTAAATCAAACTTATATCTAGTAAGATGTACTGTTCTTTTTAAATCACCAGTAAACTTACATATTAAGTTATTTTTATCTTTTAGTTTGTACTTTACTTTTACTGAATAACCATTACGCTTGTTAAACAAGTGCGTTACAAATGTATTTTTGTTTCTTTTGATTATTCTTTCTTCTATAACATCTTCATTAAAAGGGTTGTAGTTAACAACCTGTGATACACCGTAGTCTCCTACGTAAATCATTGTAATGTATTTAGATGTTTTGCTTTCCCACCAACCTGAAAAATCATCTTGGCCAAAAGCTGTTAATGTAATTAAATTAAATAATAGTGCTAAAAATAGTTTTTTCATAATATTAGATTAAATTGTTATACTAATATTATCACTTATTTTTTTACTTTTTTAATCCTGGAAAAAGTTTTAATCTCATAGCATCTTGTGCTTTTTTTCTATCTTCTAACGCTGCTACTCTAGCGTTGTTGAAGTTATCAATCATTTTGGCTGTATTTTGAATAACAGGATCTTCAAAACTTAATCTATCTTTAGCAGGCGTTATCCAAGATTCTTTTTTAGGATCATAACCATAAACATCTTTGTAAAACTTTTCTTGGGCATTAAAAATAGCTTTACTAGCTATTTCAGGATCTTCATTTTCTTTTGACAGTCTAAACTGTTCTTCAAGCATATCATATATATTAGAACTTTCTCTAGCAGCTCTATTAGCAGCTCCTAAACCGGCGGCTGGAGCTACATAGGTTTCAGCGTCATAATCAAAAGGATCTTGTAAATCAGGAGCTCCATGTCCAGCGTACGGGTGTCTACTGCCTATAAACTTATATTTACCTCCACCTTCATATCTTTGATAAGGTTTACCTATAGCAGAATAACCCTCTAGTAATTTGGTTTGATAAGCTGTTGGTAGACTAGCTCTGTTTATAACATCAGAAGAATCTGAAACATTTATACCGAACCTTTCATCAACTGGATCACCACTTGTTTCATCTACTGATTGTTTAAATGGAGATGAACCACCTTTAACACCGTATGTTTTTATTTTAACTCCTGGTAATTTAAATCCCATAATTTTATTTTAAACGTTTTTCTATAACGTGTTTAGCGCCAGGAAATGTATAATCATAACCTGGGTACATAATCTTAGTGTAACCTCTATCATCAGTACCTAAGACTTTAAAGTCAACTCCTTTCATTGTTATCTTATTACCTAGTATCTTATTTACTGGCTTGTTAACATCAGGGCTGTTTCTTAAATATCCTTTCTTAGATGGTTTCATTATGCGTTTCTATATGCTTCAGCTTCCCACGGCAAATCTTTTGCGCCTTCTTTTATACTTGATCTTGGTATTACTTTACCTTTCCAATAAACGTTTTTATTATCATAGTCAAGATCACCACGTCTCATTTGTGCAATATGTACTTTTTCATGAGCAATAACTTCATCTATTTTATCTGGTCCTACTTTATCGTTTA